GTCGTGTAGCATTACGAATTGGATGTTTACAAACTCGAAATGAATGCACACCATTAACGATTAACCCGCCTTTTACATATTTGTATTTAAAATCTTCCCCCCACGTGTTCTTCGCATCTAAATTTGAGAGCTTTGCAGCTTCAGAAGTGCGCAAGTATGGTAAGCCATCACTCAATACCCACGTGGATTGTGTATCCTCCTTAATGCTTCTTCTCTTAGTTTTATTTGTTCTAAAATTATTTTTGTCATCTGCAGTACCGCGGTCTGTTTTTGATTGACTAAAGGCGATACTCTCAGCGCTAGCGCCTAAAGCATCCCTAATTTTCGCTGTATACTGCCTACCAAGTTTACTTCCTTTGAACATAACATCGCTAACACCCTTAACAACTCCTTCATTTTTAAAAGAGCGTCGTGACTTATAATTAGCGTAAAAATATTCAATTAAGTCATTTGAAAACGAAATGCTTTTCCTACATAAAGCACCTAAACTTGGAGTTATTCTTTTGGGTGAATGTTTACCTGTCTGCCACCGTAATAGTCATCTAACAAGTCTTTCTTATATTCAGCCATATATTCAGAAAAACCTCTTCTTTGAAATTTTGTCATCAATTTACGGATGATCGGGTCTTCACTCTCTAATCCAAGCTTATCCTTAATAGCATAAGCCATGTACTTGGCAGCGCGCGCTATTTCGATCCTTGGCATGACAGGTATTGCTTCAGTATTACTATTAAAGATGTCATATAATACTTGAACGTTCGAACTTTCAATTAGCTTACGCTCTTCGCTTACAAGTTCTTCTCGTTTTACTTCCCGGCGTGCTTTAGTTGTTTCTCGCGAAATCTTCTCAGCATACTGGTTACGCAAAACTAAAATTTTAAGCTTAAGATCTTTTAATTCTTGATCTTCCCGATCCGAAATAGATTTTTGAAGCTTCAACTCTTTTTTTGTCTTTATTTTAGAAAGCCGCAAATTCATAGCAGAACTTAAAATTCTAGTTACAGATGGGGCCTCCTCAAGAATAGTTTTAAGGAG